TTCTTTCAAATTTCTTAAACGATGCTAAGGAGAATGCTAATGTTTACGGCATCTGTGCTGATCCAGGCTACGGGAAAACCTATGTAACCCGCCTTTTCACCGAGCAGCAGAATGTATTTATGGTATGCTGCAACGAATACTACAACAGAAAGACCTTTTTAGCTGACCTGTTAAACGGCATGGGTAAAGACAGCGGTGGTTTCACAGTTGCAGAAATGATGTTTTCAGTTACCACGCAGATCAACAAGCTGGAGAACCCTGTAATTGTGCTTGATGAAGCTGATAAGCTTTCTGACCAAGTGCTATACTTCTTTATTTCCTTATATAACATTCTCCAGGATAAATGCGGGATCATCCTGATTGCAACTGATCATCTGGAGAAACGGATTTTAAAAGGTGTGAGCAGTAATAAAAAGGGTTACAAAGAGATTTATAGCCGCCTTGGTAGAAAGTTCGTACACATGCCTAAGATGTCAAAGCAGTCGGTTTTGGCAATCATAAACGCTAACGGCATAACAGATGACGAGTCTGTTGCCACAATCTACAACGATAGTGAAAATGATCTTCGCCGGGTAAAACGCCTGGTTCACGCTAAAAAACTTCAGGGAGTTTCCTAATCAATTTAATCTCACTTATTATGAATGCTCAAAAATTCTTAACAGAAGCCAATAAACAGCAGGTATGCCGCTTATTAGGTTGGGATGAATTACAGTATGCCTCTTTCCAGGAGGAACAAGGAATTGAATATGTGAAAGGCATAGTCGGTTCTGATGAATGGGGTGCATCTCATCTGCTTAAATCTAAATTATTCTGGAAATGGTGGATCAATCACTGGAACAACCGAGATCAGGAGTTCCTGACTTATGCAGCTGCATCTCCAGCATCTTTAAGGGAAGTCATGTACAAAAGCCTTAATAATGCGGAAGGCTTTGAGTTCTATCCGCACCGGGTGATCATGGAGCAAAGCTATTCCATACTGTCAAAGGAGATCATCAAAGATTCTATCCGAAGTGTGGAGACGGTATGAGTGTAACCCTGGAACAGATCACTGAGGCTGTAAGCAAAGCCTTCAATGATAAAAACTCAACTGGTCATCCATACAGGAAGTCTGATCTGAGGTATGCAGCCTACTATGTGGCAATGAACTATGGCTTCACTGTACCGATGCTTGCAGAGCACTTCAATAAATCCCGATGGAATATCTTTTACGGTGAAGGGGTCGCAACAGATCAGCTCACTTACAACAAGGACTATCAAAAGCGAATAGAGGCAATAACCCTGGACCTCGACAATCAAATTATTAACAGCAACAACAATGATAATCAAAACAAATAGAGACCAACTGGAGGGCGTTGTGCTACTCATGTCTGAGCTTTTGGTTGACAATCAGCCTTCAGATATAGCGGAACTTTTGGTTTTCTCCCTGGTGAAGGATGCTTATGCTAAGATGAGAGCTAAAACTGAAACCATCATGGCACCAAGATCGGGGTACAGCATCAACCTTACAGATTTACAGGCTATGGCATTGTACATCTTTCTCCAAAACGTAAGCATCCCTCAAAGCAGGTATCAGTACGAAGCCATACAAATCCAGTCCATTTCAGACAAAATCCACCAGCAATATGGTGTCATTAAACCTAATTATTTACAAAAAGCACTAACCCAATAAGCCATGACAGCAGAAAAATTGAACAAACCAGCAAGCGAACTAACAACAGCAGAACTAGCTGAAATACTCGCGGCAAAGAAGCAAGTCGAAGACCAGGAACGCCAGGAGAAAAGGCGAGATTATGAAGCGCTTAGAGACTCAACAGTGTCCACTATGGTGCAGAAGGCTGCTAACCTAAACGTAATGCTGAAGAGCTTTAAGGATGAAGTATGGGGCGATCTGGAGACGCTTTACAAGCTGCTTCAGGAACACAGTTCACGTCATGCAGATGGTAAAGGCAGCTTCACCCTACAGACCACTGAAGGTGATATGCGGGTATCATTCAAACGCCAGGACAATACTAAGTTTGACGAACGCGCAACCCAAGCCGAAAAGCATATTCTTGACTTTATCGCCGACCAGTTTGGCGATACAGCCCCAACGTCTAAGCTGATCAGAAAGCTGCTTGAGCGCAAAAAAGGGCAGTTAGAAAAGGACGAGGTTTTAAAGCTTATCAGCATGAAAGACGACTTCGATAATGATAATTGGCGCAAAGGCATTGAGCTACTACAGGAAAGCATTGTGCCTGGGGAAACCAGATACTACGCCAAATTTGAGATCAAGAACAGTGATGGTGATGCCTGGAAACAAATATCACTTGACTTTGCAAGACTGTAAGCTATGGCAATCATATTCTTTCTCCTTTCTGCCGTAGTAGCAGTATCCCTGAAGCTTACTGATCCTGGTAAGCTTCATATTACAAAACGTCAATTCTGCCTAAGCCTAAGTGCTGTATTTATCGAAATAGCATTTGTGTTAGGGTTCATCTTTCACCTTTTATCAAATCAACCATCATGATTACAATAGAAATCGACCAATCAAAAATACTCCTGAACGATATGATCAGTGAAGAAGTTGCAATGCATCGTGAGAAAATAATCAGCATTATCGAGTTTAAGGATCAAACCGGAATTGAAGTGGTATATATAGCTGGTAAAGTTACTGGACTGCCTTACAGGGACGTAGCTGCAAAATTCCTTCGCCGACAGCTTGAGCTTGAAGCTTTAGGTTACATCGTAATCAATCCCTGTAATTTGATTGCAGCTGATGAAGACTGGCTAACAGCAATGAAAATCTGCCTGTACATTATGCCTTTCGCAGATCATATCAACCTACTTCACGATTGGCAGGACAGCAATGGTGCAACCATTGAAAAGGAGCTTGCTGAAAAACTTGGACTTAATTTATTAACCCTAGAAAACACAGTTGCACCATGAAAAAGATAGCAGCTATGCTGATCTGCATACTTATGCTTTCAGCTTGTAAAAAAGAGACTTTAGAGCCTGATAGTGCAACAGCACAAAAGTTATTCCGCCTTAAAAAATGCTCTTGCGGCATCGATAAACCAGAGAAAGTAAATGAAAGTATTAGGGATTGATCAGTTCCAAAAAAAGAAGTTCAACCTGCTAGACTATGATGGCAAGTTTAAAGCTACCCTGGGAAATATACCCGCCGCTTTCATGATGGTTATTTACGGTGAAAGCGGCAACGGGAAAACAGAAGCTTGCCTCCAGTTAGCAAAGGAACTCACACGACACGGCAAGGTAGCCTGGTTGTCTTACGAGCAAGGTCAAGGATTTGATTTGCAAACAGCCATAAACCGGAACAAAATGGAGGAAGTCAGCGGTAAGTTTCTGGTGATTGATCCGTCAGAAAACCGGGTAAAAGGCAAGAGCTTTTTTCAGGAGCTAGTCGATTTTCTAAGTAAAAGAAGTAGCCCTCAATTTGTGTTCATTGATAGTCTTGATTACCTCCGATTAACCTGGGAAGAATACGTGTACTTGAAAGATAAGTTCGGCAAGAAGAAAGCAATCATTTTCATCGCTCATGCTACAGGAAGCAAGCCAAAGCTCCGCATAACTGAGCAGATCTATTACGATGGTGGTTTTGCCTTCATAGTCAAAAAATACATCATGCACGTAATGAAAAACAGGTTCGGCGGGTTTGAGCCTTACATCATCTGGGATGAGAAAGCCAGACAACTAAATCCAAAATTCTTTAACGAAAAATCAGAATGAAAAAAATCATACTTACCTCTCCAAACTTCACCGGCAATGTCGTTTTCGCTTATAACGAGCAAGGCATACTGGTGATTTATCACAATGAAAGTGATATGGATGAGAAAGCCTTAAGGTGGCTTTTAAAATATCTACCTAACGATGTAGAAGGGCTGAAAGCCTTGTCATCAAAGATAACCGGTCGCCTCGAGGAAGTTCCAGCTGATGTGAGTTTCGATGCTTTCTGGAACCTTTATGATAAGAAGGTGAACCGGAAAAGATCAGAGCCAATGTTCAAAAAGCTAACTGATGAAGAAAAGCTTCAGTGTGTAGTTGCAGTGAAGCCATACAAAAGGTACTGCTCCAACAACGGTCGGGGCATCGCCGATCCTGAAAAGTACATTAATCAGCGCTATTTTGAAACCGACTGGAGGAACCTAAAATAATGGAAAGTACAGCGAAACAAAGATCGGCAATAGCCATCATGATCCGTCAGCTAGGCTTGCAGGTATACATGAAAGAAGCCCTTGTAGAGGGTTACTCATCAGGGAGAACAACCAGCATCAAAGAATTAACCTTCGATGAGGCAGGTGCTCTGATCGGTCAGATGAAAGAGGACTTAGGTATTGAGGATTCGCCTAAAGACAAGATGCAACGGAAGATTCTAAGCCTTGCACATGAAATGGGCTGGAAGACTCCAGGAGGCAAAGTGGATGTAGCAAGGGTAAACTCATGGTGCCTGAAATATGGCACCTTCCACAAGCCCTTCCGAGCACACCATGAGTCAGAACTTCCATCGTTGGTGACTCAATTTGAACAAGTACATCTACACTTTTTAAACAGCATCTAACATCAAATGGCAAAGAGAAAATATCACTTGATCTATATACACGGTACCTGGTTTAGAAAGGCTAGGGTGATAAAGGTCTTATCAGCTAAAACCCCTTAACATGGAAGACCAACGACTAATCAAAGAAGTCAGCTATCTGGAACGGATGGTTGGACAAAAAAGACTTGAAATGAAGATTCTCAATGAAGCAATTGACAAGATCAAAATTGAGCTTGCAGCTAAGCAGCCTCGACATTCCGTCCACTTAAAGCCCACACTCCATTCAGAAGTTATGGTTGTGAACAACATGGGCGAACGCAAGGTGGTCAGCGTAAATGAGAACTGGTATGAACAGGTGTTTGAATACAATTACATTCTTTGGTCTGAAATCCCTTTTTAAGATGGCATACGGAACTCAAATAGAAACAGCAATAGCCAAGCAAGAAAAGGTCATAAAAGACCTTAGATCAAAGATCGCTCAGGGCTTTTCAACCATGACAAATGTGGAACTTGGCACCTGCAAGGCTGGAATTGAGCTTGCTCAGGATCGAATTAAAAACCTTAAAAATGGCAGCTTATCTCCGGCTGCAATCAATAACTAACCAAATTAATCCAAGTATATGAGTCAAATTTCATCAAAACAGATCAATGGTGATGCAAGAAAGTACGCTAAAGAGCGTTCTGGGCGATCATCAATTCAAAACAAACAAGAATGCTGTAAAAGCAATTGTTTATGACTTCAAGGCCGGATATCAAGCTGCTTTGGAACGTGTTAAAATCAGTGGAAGTAATCAGCAAAGTGCTAACTTTACTGAAAACTAAATTATGAGAAAGCTCTTTCTATTTTTTATTCTGTTAGCTGCTGTTGGCTGTTCAAAGCCAGAAAAGCAGTATGTGATCGAATGGACCGGAACAGAAACCGATGCCTATACGGGTATGCCGTCCCTTTATACTAGGCATGACACAGTGATCTGCGAAAGCGATAGTGCCGCTTATGTCCAGGCCCTTTTTCGGTTGTATGCAAATAAAAAGG